GCGAACTTGCGCTTCTGGAAGGCGTTCAGAATGCCCATGGAGGGGTTGCCGCCGTTGGCCCATGCGAGCGCCAGGGCAGATTCCACCATCGATTCCTGCAGCGCCCGGGCGGTGCCGTCCGTGTGGATGTCCGCACCGGTTCCAGCCGACGCAGTGGAGTCGCTGGCGCGGTCCACGTTCGTCTTAATGTACGCCTGAGCACCGGCACACTCTGGAGCGGTCGAAGCATTGCCTGCCACGTAGGCGTTGTTTTCCAGCAGGATCGCTTCCACGTCGCGCTTGATCTCCTTCATGCGCGCTTCCATCTGGAAGGCCATTTCAGAGCGGCGACCGGCCTTGCTGACGGCCTCCTGGGTGCCAGACACGCGAGCCACCTTGTCGGAGATGGCGCGGTAGTTGAACAGGCGCGCCGTGGTGGTGGATGCATCGGTGGTGGCGTCCGCGCCTTCGCCCACGAAGTTCGAGGACGATGCAGCAGTCAGGCTGTGGGTCTGCCATTCGTGCTTGGTGCCGGTTGCCTTGGTCTTGGGAATGGCAGACAGGAAAGGCGTTTCCGTGGGCGAAACGTCATAGATGATGTCGGACAGGTCTTCACGGTTGCCAACGGCGGAGAAGCTGACCAGGGTTTCAGTGGGTGCGAGTGCGGGCATGTCGTTTCCTTAAACTTTGCCGGTCGCCAGCAGGTAATCCATAACGCTCTGTTTGGACCCCGATTGGCGAACTTCTGACTTGAGTTTCTGTACAGTGAGCTGCGCCCTGTTCTGGGACGGCGCACTGCCAGGCTTGATGATCTTTGGAGCGGCGCGGACCTGTTTTTCAGTCACAGAACCTGCCTGCTTCAGTTGCCGATACAGCATTGCGTCGCGAGCCAACAGAACAGCCTTGTGGTCGGCCAATCCTTGGATGTCGCTATCCGTGTACCCGCGTGCCTTCAGATCAGCGGCAATCGCCTGCTTCTCCTTGGTGGCAACGTCCGGATCCGACCACTCAGGCGCGGCTTTCAACAGGGCTTGATGCTCTTCTTGGAGCATGGCCTGGCGTTGCTGCTGCTGCTTCTGGGTGACGTACTGAGACGCCTGGTTGATCTCGCCAACCACATGCTGATGCTTCTGATGAAGATCACGCATCTGTTTATCGAGCTTCACCGCTTGCGCTGGGTCGCTGTCGTAGAGTCCGTTCCAGTCAATGGACTGATAACGTCCTATCTCGGCCTCGATTGCCTTGGCTTCGGCAATCTTTCCGATGACAGCCTGCTGTACCTGCAGTTGTTGCTGGATCGTCTGGGCTTGCTCTTGAGCCGCCTTCCTGATCTCAGCCGCCTCTCGCACCTGTTTGTCAACATGGCCCTGCAATTGGTACGACTTGAGCAGATCGGAGAATTTCGCCTTCCCTTCTTGACCATCGATCTTGGTCTTCACCAGAATCGCGCCGTCTTCGTCCACATCCAATGCGGACTCGTCGGCACCCAGCAGTTTTGCCAGGTCGGAAAGTTGGTACTCGTTCGGCGTTTCGCCTTCCTGCCCAGGCTGATCGCCTGGCTCGGGTTGCGCTGCGGGCGCGTCTGCCTTGGGTGCCTCGTTCTGAGGCGGGGCGGATTGCTCTTGTGAAGCGGGGGCGTCGTCGGCAGACAAAAACGCCTCGATCCGATCCAGGGGACTAGCATCTCCACTTGGGGAGGTAGGTTGTTCCTGTTCCATTTTTACTCACTCAAAACCCCTCGCTCACGACACCAGGAGGGATTGCGGCGCTTCTCAGCGGTCGCTAAATGGCAGGTGCCTGCCGGTAACCTATCGCTGGAAAATGGCGAATTTCTTCTTCTTTTCCAGTTCGTGCATTTGAAACTTTGCGATCTCACCATCCTGCACTGCACGGGTGATTTCGCGCTTGACTGCGGCCAATAGCTGCTGGCTGATGACGATGCGCAGGGCCTTCTGTGCGTCGTCGGAGTCGCACGTCATCGCCGCCATCTGAAGATGCTTTTCCACACTGGAAAACGCCTCCACAAATAACGGGTTCTCCAGTAGCTGCCGGGCGTCCTGCGAGCGAAACGCCCGCGCCTCCATGGTCAGTGATTCGCTCAAGGTTGAATCTCCCGGCTGATTTCGGCCTCTGCAGCCATCGTGGCCGGATTGAGGACGGGCTGCGCCATGTTGGCCTTCTGGATCTCTGTTGCGGAGCGCAATTCAGCCTCCCAGCGGCGGAATTCAATCTCGCGCTGGTGCTTCATGTCCTCATACTGGCGGTCGCGCTCGCGCTCCTGAGCCTCAAGCTGCTTGGTCAGGGCGGTGTCTCGCGCCTGCATCTCTTGCTTGTTCACTTCCAGTTCGGCGCGGCGCTGCATTTCGCGCTGGTGCTTCATGTCGTCCAGCTGCATCCGGGCCTGTTCTGCCTGCGCATCGGCCTGCAGCTTCATTTGTGTCGTCTGCTGCGCACCCTGGATCTTCATCTGTTCGACTTGCAGGGCCGGATTGGGCCGTGGCTGCGCCATCTTCTGCTGGAACTCCGGCGACTGCGGCGACATGGCGTATTTGTCCGGCATGTCAAAGCCCATGGCCTTGGCAATGTCTGCAAATAGCGCGTAGGCTTGAGGTGCTTCCACCATGCCCATTTGCCCAAGAATGTCGCGTTGCAGTTGGGCCACAAGCATCAGTTTGCGCTGGCGATCTTCTTCGTTTCCAGTGCCAAGACCCACCTTCACAGTCAGATCGGTGCGCTCGCGCCACTCTTGCGGGTTCACCTGCACATAGCGGCCCTTCATGCGGATCATGCGCTGCTTGTCCTGGAACCGGCACAACAGGGAATGCACACGAAGAACCATCTCTTTCACGCCCATCTCTGCGATCAGGCGCGTCATCATCTCGATCTTCTGGCTAGCGCGGTTCATGTTCTCCATGAATGCGCCCTTGGTGACGTTCGACAGCGTTTCAGGGTCCAGACCGGCAGACGCCTTGGTAATGCCGGTGCGTGATTCCTTCACCTGGTCAATGAACCCGATCACCGGCAGGATGTCGCCCACGATGGGTTTGGAGATCAGCGGCTCCACTGCGCCTGAAACTGGCTCCAACCCCTCCACGCGCTTGATACCGCCCGGCAGCGACGTCATGAAGTCCGCCAGGTTCACCCGCTCGTTCACCAGCCACTGGTTGTCGTTCGTCAGATAGATGTTGTCCATCATCTGGCGCATCAGCGTCGTCTTGATGGCCATCAGATCGCCGATGTCGTCGTACAGCGATTCACCAACATGGCGGTGCGGCACGCGCTTGGCTACGAAACCAGTGATTGCGATTTCAGGAATGGGCTCGTTCCACTCGTCACCGTCCGGGATCTGACCACCCACAGTAACGACCTTGCGCAGTTCCGCAACACCGTCGCCGTCCCAATCGACCCTGACGTAAGCCTCGCAATACTCGATCTCGTCCATCGATCTGTCCGACACGGACGATCCATAGCTGCGGGTTTCGTCGCTCACCGAATCACGGCTCAGTGCCTGCGATGTGTGGCTGCCTGTCTCATAAGCGGCGAGCTGCTCCACGAAATCGCGGTCCATGCCCATCTCGATCAAGTCGGATCGGGTCTTGGTCGTCACATGCTCCACAAACGGCGAAGCTTGAAGACTTCCACGGCACTTGCGCGACACGCGGATTTCTTCGCACGGCACAGCCTCCAGCCGAACCTTGCCCAGCTTGCGCACGATGCGCAGCTTGAGGTCATAGACCGACATGGGGCCTTGCTGCGTCTCGATCAGCCGCTCGTCCTGGCCCTTTATCTCAAACTCGCAACCATCGGCCTGCAGGTCGCCCAAGAGCTTCTGCACCTCTGGAATGGTCAGGCCCTGATACTCCGGCTCTTCCAGCTTCTCAGTCTCTTCCCACCAGTGCTTTACGTAGCCATTCTTCAGCAGCAGCGTGTCTTTGATGGCGTCATGCAGGACGATCCAGCCCGGGTTGTCCTTCATGATGACCTGATTGACGTAATCAGTCTCAATCTCGGCCTGCGGCTCATCTTCAGGACTCACGGGGTCGAACTCGGCCACGGAGCCCGACTGCGTGAAGATGCGCATGATGGCGGGCATGGCCCAATCCACGGCCTCGCTCAGGTCTTTGGAGACGACCGACGACCGCCCTTCCATCTCGTTGCCATACGGACGCCCGTGGTAGCGATCAAGAGCTACCGCGCGCTCTACCGTCAACTCGCCATCTTCTACCCCAAGGGAGTCTGCACGGTGTGCCTCAACGATGGCGGCGAGTTCTTCCTTAGTGAGCTTCAAGGTGGCGCTCCGCGTCCGCGTCAGGCAGGGTGATGTTCAAAGGAAGGCCGCGATCCTTCAGCGCGTTCACGATGCGCTCCACGCGCCATGGAATCGGGGCGTCAGGCGATTGGCCGTTCCATATCCGCAGGGCCAGCACCTGGCCGGGGCTTTGCGTCTCGGGGTCAATGGCCGCAACGGGGCGCGCCTGTTCCGTAGTCCCAGCATCGGCGCCTTCTCCCTTGCGGGGACGGCCTCGCTTCACACTACGTACTTGGTCTGCGGTTTGATCGGTTGCGTCCATTCTTTTCCTCGCAGCGTGCGGCGCGCCCCTTCGCAGGCGTAGCGCAGCGCATCAATGATGTGGTTGTTCTTGTCCTCAAGGACGGGAATCACGGCCCCGGTCAACGGGTCGCGCTTGTAGGAATACATCGTCAGTTCATCAATCGTGTGTTTGCACCTTGGATGCACAACGATGTCGAAACTGCGCAGGAACTCAACGCCTTCTTCCAGAGATCTCGCGCCCTTCACAGCAGGGTGAATGCGCGGGAAGCCATGCTTTTGCATGTAGCTGATCGTCTCGGGCCTGGCAGAGTCGGCGGTGATCTGCCACTTTTCAGCTTCAGGAACAGTAACGAAAAGCTCCGGCAGGTTGTTGATCTCACACCCCACCTGATAGGCTTCGTAATCGATATACAGGCGCCTGCCGTCGATCGAGCACCGCACCAGCACGCTCGGGTCAATCGAGAATCCCCAATCCGCACCAAGCCGGAACACTGTCCCTGGTGGGCGCTCGAACTCTTCGATCTTCCAGTTCCTGAATACCCGCGCTTCGCTGTTGCGCTGGTACTCGCCAAGCCAGATATGCGCGTACTTTTCAGGGTCGCGCTTTCTGTCGTACTCCATCTCGTCCCGAAGTACGTCCGGCAACCACGGGTTATCCTGATAGTTCGCCTGGACAACCACGCTATCAGGTGGCGGGTTTTCGCCTCTCAGCAGCAAATCAATCGGGTCGGTCGCTTTGCTGGGGTTCCAGCTAAACCACAACTCCGATCCAGGCTTGCGAATCGTTGGGCGCAACAGGTCAAGGCTGTACTGGCTAAAGCTCTGCGCTTCTTCAACCCAGGCAATGTCGTACCCTTCAAGCGACTTCACCGAGTCTGCTGTGTGGTTCTGCATCCCTTGAAAGATGATCAAGCCACCGTGGCTGCTTTTGATCTTCGCGTCTTGAACCTCGAAATAAGCACCAGCGTTCAGGGCTTCAATCTTCCCCTCCAGTAGTTTCTTTACCGACTGGTCAAGGCTGCGCTGGATCTCACGCACACACACCGCGTCTGTCTTCTCAAGAATGGATCGCTCAATCAGCATCTCACCAAAGAAATGCGACTTTCCCGAACCCCGCCCTCCGTGTGCGCCTTTGTATCGTGCTGGATTGAGCAGCGGCGCAAATGCCCGTGGCGTCTCAATCCTTCGGATCGACAATGACACGCTCAATCCTGTGAATAAGGCTCCCGCCAATCTCTACCTTTGTCGGGGCGTTGAAACCGTGCATCAAGTTCAATTCCTTGATTGCAGCGATCTTTTCAGCCGCCTTTGACTCTACCCCCCGGGCAATGTCTGCAAGCTCTGCAACGCTGTCTATGCGCGTCCAAAGCTGTTTATCAGCTAGAGCGGCTTGAAGCTCTGCGACCCTTACCGCCACCTTACCGTCAGCCATCAGTTGGCTGGCTTTAACACTTACAACCTCAGGCTTGGTTTTGCTTGCGTCGTACGCAGAGCGGTAAGCGTCGGATCGATTCATTCCGCCTGATACAGCTTGCGCGAACGCCTCCTGTTTTGCTGTGAGTGTCATTTGTGTCGCCGCCTTTCGGGGTGGACTGTGTTTTTGATATGCGCCCATCGGACTAAGCGGCTTGATCTGGCCCCTCTGAGCGTTGCCGTTCGCTGCCGTGGCCGATTAGGACTGCGCATGCCCCAGGAGGAGATCAGCACACTTTGCCCGGTGTGCTCGCGTTCGGTTTACGCGATGATGCGGGGTCGATAGGTTGCGGGCGCTGCTGCTTTAGGAACGAGTCCGAGAAGTTTGTCCAGCAGGCCCGCAAACGAAAAAGCCCCACGCGGCGAACCGGGCGGGGCTTGTGAATCAGCTTCATTTTCAGGCGGCTAACCCGGCGCAAACCGGGTAGTCCTAATGCCAATGCTGACTTATGGAGCGCAATATGCCACAGAAAAACCATGAGTGCAACAGTTATTTATTCTTTTCCATCAACTCATTCAACGTGCGTTTCAGCCAACGAGCGCCGCCAAGCTCGATGAACTTGTCCCTCTGCGCTTGAGTGTCGGGGCGCCAGGACACCGGGGCGGGCCTGGG